CTTACCAACACTTTCTGCAAATGTCTTCGCCATGTTGTAAAGATTAGCGTCGCCAAGTTGATCCTCTCTACTAATCTCCCAACCATACCAACTACCTTTATCGTTGCCTTCTTTTGAAGTTTTTAAACGATAGAAGTGACTATAAGAAGGAGGAGTAAACAACCCGTTCTTACCATTAATCTTTAGATTAAGTAGCATCGAGTTCCATTTCCTACTCTTCTTTAGTTGCGTTGCTTTCATCGTAATTAATGCTGGAGTTGAATCCGCACCGTTTACTAACAACACGTAGTGGTTACCACAAGTCTCAACATAATTACCGTTTTCTAAACGGTCTTTGTTGTTTTCATCCCTTGTAGTTTTAGTTAAGATATCACTAGAAGCATCGTAAACATTTATCGGTGCGCCCGATCCCTGTCCTCTATCAGCCCACTCAACGTATTGACGTTGATATGCACAAGGTAAAACAAGTATACCTTTTGAACCGTCATGCAGTTCATTGGTTACTGTGTTATAGATCATGCCAGCCTTGGCATTTTCTAACTCCTCAAGCTCTGGTGATAACTGCATCAAGATTTTTAATCT